GCTGCTAGTGGTCTTGCAGTATCAGGTAAGATTCAGATATCCAACAATGGATCTAGTTTCGGTTCCACGCTGAGCAATGGCAGTTCTCAGTTTTACAATGATGCAACTTTAGGTCTTATCATTGCCGGTGCCGGGTCCACTTCGGATCTGACAGTCACTAATAAAGCCGGTGGAGATGTATTCAACATTCCGACTGGAACAACTGGTGTCTACTTTCCACCAACACAAGCATATATCGGCTATGGTGGACATAGCAACTACTTTGGTGGTGCAACCTACTTTAGACCTGTAGCTGGTGGTGACTATACAGCATATGTCAATGGAGCGAATGGGGATGCTATATTCGAAGGCACGATAACAGCCCAAAGTGGCCGTCCAGTAAAGACCTACTTTGGGTTCACCACGTACTACGGTGATGCCGGTGGCTACGTTATCGGTTCCCGATTCAGAGGTCCGTCGGATACTAATTTAGGCTTCATTGGAGCACTCGGTACTGGCGACACCTTATACTCGTACATCATTGGCGAGTACGGAGACGAAATCGTGACATTCGATAATGTCACAAAAGCCGCCACGTTCAACGGCAATGTCACAATTGCTTCGCAGCAAAGGCTTATAAATGACGCAGCAAACCAAAGTAACTCTAACGCAAAATTGGGATCAATAGAACTACAGACATATATCCTTAATGATGCATGGATCGGAGAAAATGTCTATTTTAACGGAAGCTCATTCGTTAGGAGATCAACCGGATACGGAAGCCAAATTTATTTTCGTCCGAGAGAAATCCTATTCCGTTCACTAGATACCGGTGCCGCAGGCACTTTCAATAGCGGTACACAGTTTAAGATTTTTTCAGATGGTACAATAGCATCAGGAAATAGCATTGATGCAAGTGCAGAGAGCCTCACAGGAGCGAACTTCGTAGTAACTGGGGCCGGTAATCTCACAGCCAATGCCGCCACATTCAACGGCACTGTTACGTCAACTTGAAATAATCTAGCCTTGAAACTAACGACGTTGATTTCTCTTGGATCGAAAGGAACTTCACTTAACAAGAAAGTTATTCGAGCATTAGCTGCTGAAAGAGATTCTGTGAGCGTTGCTTTTTCTGCTAGATGATTCAGAATTAATTCTGATTTTTCTTCTGCATGGCTGGCAACTAACTCAGATTTCTCTGTTGTCAATGTCTCGACTTGTGCTGTCAACGAAGCGACTTGGCTTTCGAGTGTTGCTTTCTCGGAAAGTAGAGTCGTCTTTTCAGACTTCAATACTTCGTTTTCTGCAACCGCTTTAGCTGAGAACTTATCAGCAAAAGCCGTGAATGCCGGGTTAGTAGTGTCTGCTAACGGAACAGGCGGAGTTTCTCGAAGATCGTTACCATTCTCATCAAGGTGCATTTCCTTGATGTGAGCCCCTGCTACCGATTCATCTTTACCGAATCGGACCAATAATTCGTATGCTCGCTTTGTCATTATGCTGCCTGTACTGTCCAGTTTGTGCCATTGGAATATAGTTTGACTCTAGAGCTACCACCACCAGCAACTGTAGAGCCGAATGTTGTTACACTTGAATCTGTTACGTTGCATTCATGCCCGGCGTAAGTTACTGCCGATGGGAGCGTTGCTACTGTGAAGTCTCCTAGCTTGGCTGTGCCGGTCGCAGTGATGTTACCAGCACTCGTAACCGAGAATGCCGAGGAAAAACCACCATTGACGATGAAGTTATGACCCAAGCCTGTGTGAGCATAGTAAGCCATGTCACTGGTGTTAATGCCACCATTCGAAACGTAGGATGCTCTACCGACGTAGCCTATTGTGCTTCCAGCGGCTTGAAATTCGATTGATGCACCGATCCCGATAGTTGATCCGCCATTGATGCGGACTATCGGACTGCTTGTACCTGAGCCAACTATCGTGTTGCCCCAGAACGTCGCATTTCCCGAAGCATCCAGACTCATCCCGTTTGAGGTTGACCCACTACCCAACGTCATACGAGAGTTAACGGAATCGTACCAAAGAACTCCTTTCGAGACTCCACTTAGCTTTAATGCAAACTGCGGATAGGTTGCGGTATCGCAAGCGACTAGACCATTGAATGTGAATCCACTCGTAGCAGTCAAACCCATAGCCCCACCGCATATAATGTCCATGTTTAATGGAGACGTAACAATTGCTAAGTCTGGTCCCCAGGACAATAGTCCTCGGCTGTTTGATACTTGATCCTGCCCCCATCTAATAGAACCGTCACTATACAAACCATGTCCACGGTCACTACTTACAAAGTTGTATGCACCGTTGAAATTAGTTGCTCCACCTGAACCGTTGTACAGTAGCCTTGCATTGCCATCACTGTCAGGGTGCCACACATTTGTCTTGAGAAACAATCTCCCGTCATTAGCAAGCAACATCAAGACTGTCGTTGTGGATGTATCTTGGAAGCTAAAATTTCCATCGGACTCAAAGTAAAAGTTACCGCTATCTCGGAATATGCGACAATCGGCTGAACCGATATTAAGGTACCCACCAGTGACAGTAAGAGCACCAGTAAATTGACTATCGCTTCCTATTCGTAGTCTATGAACTCCACCAACATCAAAATAATGATAACTACCTCCCATGAAGTAGGCTTCGTTGGATGAGGGCGAAGTACCATTATGCCAACCAGAATAGCTCGCATCCCTGAACGATGTTAGTGGTTTGTTTGAACCGTTTGTCAAAGCTAATGCAGTCGCGAATATAGTACCAGATACCTCTAGCCGCGTGGCTTTAACTCGTATTTCTGGCGTTGCGTCGCTGCCAATGTTTATTGTCTTGTTTGAGTCTGTGGCACCCGCGCAGACGTAAAACCCGCTTGCGTCTTCTCCAATTCCAATTTGCCCTGATTCAGTATAAAGGAACAAGCCTAATATGATTGTTGCAAATTCAGGGTTGGGATTCACCTGTGCGGAAGAAATCATAGACGCAATCGACGTTGGCAAATCATCGTCCGAACCCGTTACTTCCAGCCATCGCGTTGGACTATTCGTGTTGACGTTGTTGGTTAAAAGTCCGTTGCCTGGACCTATTAACGCACCGTCCGCGTGGGTTCCAATAGCATCGGCATGAGAGGCTTCAAGCGTGATATTGACGGGAAACCAAGTGATACCATCACGACTTCGGAATGTGTCAGAAAGGTTCGCAGCGTTGTATCCTCGGCTAATATACAGCCAGCCGCCAATGGCGAATGTTGCAGCGTACATTCTCGCGGTCCATTGGGAATGGCCGTCTTCTAAGACTTCCGTCCAAGTGGTTCCGTCGAACGACCAAACATCGTTGTAATAAGTGCGGCCTAATGTGTCGTCATAGATACCGCCGCCTATCAACCACAATTTGCCATCGTGATTAACAAGCCTATCGACTGTCGAGCGAATCGCCCAAGGAGCGTTGCCAAGATTCGTCCATGTAACGCCGTTGTCGGTGGATCGCCAAACTGCATTTTTGTGACCTGCTGTATCGAGTACAGTTGCCCCACCTACAAGATATAGGTTGCCATTGAGTGATCCGGCTGCAGCAAACGACAAACCGTCGTACCCTGGAGCAACGCTATTGACTTTCGTCCAAGTGATCCCGTCTGTTGATCGTCTTACGTCCGAATTTGGCTCAGAATTATCCCCGCTGAAAAGATACATGTAGTCCGTTGAGCCAACACGATGCACGCAATGGGGAAACGTATGACGTGGGGTAAAATGCGTCGAGTCTGGCGTTAAATCATGGTCCCGAATACGTGTCCAAGTCACGCCGAAATTGGTTGACCGATAGACTAGATTCGTTGTTATGTTGCCAGTCCAATCCGCATTCGCAATATCCCCATACCACCCGCCGATCAGGTAAGCAGTGTCACCCAAGAACATGATTGCTGAACCATCCATTGGGCCCCATGTTCCGCCGGAAGTCGCGGATTTTTGAACGAGATTGTAGCCGCCAAATGACTGTACTGTTCCTCCTTCAACTAGATCCCCGCTCGAATTCATCGCAAGCAGTCCGGTCAGCGATGGAGCAGTTAAATCAGCTAAGGAATCAAGTCTTTCGTTATACGGCTGCGGTACGTATGCACTCATTCAATCACCCCCTCGTATCGCGTGTGTACTCATTCAATCACCCCCTCGTATCGCGTGTGTACTCGTATTTGCTTGCCGTAAGGATCACACCAGCGATACACGTGTTCGGTTGGGTCAATCATGTTTCCGTACTGTGCTACCAGGTATCGGTGAGTTACCCCACTGCGGACAACGTGGATTTCGTCCAACGCTTTCGGGATGAAAACGTCGGTATCGAACAGCATCTCGGAAGTTCGGAAAATGAAGTCATGAGACTCTACGTTTTGAAGCATCCCGGCCTGGTCGGTCACCTCGAATTGAGTCTTGCCAAGACTGGCATTCAATTCGCATTCCTGGGACCCTCGGACGTACACAACCGGAGACGAAACGTTTTGCTCCATCTGATCAGCAAGCCAGGTTGCACCGTCTTCGAGTAGGTTCAATCTGTTGCTCCTACCCGAACGGCTCGGAGAACCCCACGCGCTTCCGCAGTCTTTGCGGTGATGTCGCATTGCACCTGGTTGGCTATCATGTCGATGCAATCCAGTTCAATCGCCTTGACCTCGGCAATAGCTTTCACGGTGTTGCTGCTGTGGCTTGTTGTATAATCGATTTTTGCTGTCATCTTCGACAGCTCGGATAGGGTTTGTGCATTCGTCTGGTGGATCGCTTTATCCGCTTCTCTTAGTTTTTGCTCCGACTGCTTTTGTGGAAGATGGATCTTCCAAATCCAAAGAGCACATAGCAGGATGAGCCCAACGAGAATCACCATCGCATCGGATCTGTCCGCGAGAATACTGGTCGCTGTGTTGGCCGCTGTACCGGCATCTATCTGAGCAATCATGTATCTCTTCGCCTCCAAAATATTCGTTTTTCTCGTTGGTGCTTTTCTTCAGGATCCTCTGACGGATTGTCGTCAGAGTTTTCATTGTCTTTTCGCCAAAACCGATCGTCCTTCTTGTCTTCTCGCCGTTCGTGTCTCTGGTCTTTTTTGTGGTCCCATCGATCCCACCGAGCGTTTCGCATTCGCTCGCATCCCTTTTGTAGGAACACGAAGCAGACAACGATAATCACGAAGGCCAGGACATACTTGAACACTTTATCTCCAAGCCCGAACTCGATAGTACATGCCGTCAACACCTCGCTGAACGGCATCGGCAATAAGTGTCATAGCAGTACGTGGTTGACATGTTGGCACATTATTTGGGGATGAGCTGTACCCAGTTCCGGTGAATCGAGCGCCTGGCATGTTCCCGCCTGGGTGCCCTCCCGTTCTGCGGTAGTAGCCAACCCCTCCAGCTGCCAACCTACTCGCTTCTGCGATCGCCGCTTGCTGTGTGGTCGATGTGTACTGCGAGTAAGTCCGAACCTGAGTTGTTGAAGTGACTTCTACCCACACGAAACTTGGTCGGTTTGGTGGGAGGTCCTGGGCAACAACCACCGAACAGAACAGTAGCCCAATAACGATTGCAACGAACGTTTTCACAACTACCTCCCGAACAATCTAGAACCGAGGCCCAACCGAGAGCCTACTGTTGGTCTCGAAACTGAGGGGGCCGAAGTTTGTGGGCATACCCTATTGCCGTTCGAATCCGTGTAGCACTGCTGTGGGGCCGACTGGACGGTTAAATCAACGTCAGATGTCTCAGGAACTTCCGCGAAGGTGACTTGCCGTCGTGAACGAGGTTCGACGACTTTCACGGTCCGTGTTTGGTTTGGTAGCTCAAGAGCCATCGGGGCCTGTGTGTAAGTCGATTGGGTATAGGATCCTGTCGAACCTCCAGTCTGAACGACGTAACCAACTGCCGGCTGTGAATACTGCACGGTGGTTGTTGAGGTCGAAGTACCAGTCGAACCTGATCCAGTCTTCATACCCGTCGATGTCTTTCGGGATAGCTCAGACTCCAACGCTTCGATTCTCTTCTCAAGCTCTCCTAGTTTGGCCAGGCAATTGCAATCGCAATCGCAGACCGGGGAGAAGTCTTTCGTCTTCACGATGGTCTCTTTGGCCGATTCCAAAGCTGCGTCAAGATCCGTTTTCGAAACGAATTTTGCCGAGTCTGTTTTCTTCAGCGATTGAGCAATCTTGTCAAGAGAATCAAGCATCTCGTTTTGCTGATACTGCATGCCGTCCAGCTGGTCAGACAGCTGAAGCAATTTTTCTTGGTAGCTGATTTGCTCGATCGCATCGGCGAGTTCATGATGGACTGACGCTATTTGCTCGCTCGTGGATTGCTTAGGTAGTTCTTCCGTAACCGGAATGAAAGCGGAACCGATTAGTGCGACCAAAGCGCCAGTGATAAGTCTTTCGAACATTGGTTGTTCCTTATGCGAGTAACGTTGAAATCTGTTCGTCAGGTGATGTTCGCATCGAGCGACAAGCACAATGCTGGTGATACTGACACGGTTGCGCCATGTGATCGTAGGTATGCAAGTAACATCCGTTCTTGCCGTATCGCAAGCCATGACTGTTGATTGTCCAGATCTTGATATCTCGCAGTGATCGGGCCGTTAAGACTCCTTCAAGCTCAACACCGCAGACTGCATGATTGCCAACGCCTCGATCGACTTTGCAACGACCGTCTGGACCGCAGCTGAAGAATCCATCACCGCAGTGGACGGCCATCAACATTGGGTCTCGGCTAGCGATCGCTGATAACGTCGCAGCCCAGCATGCGTCTAGATTGCCGTGAGGAGCCTTGTACCAGTCGAGGGCTCGATATTCGAAAGCTTGCTGTGCAGCGAACCGCTTCTCTTCCATGCTGAGATCACGCAACGTGAAATCCTGATAGAGTTTTTCCAGCGTGAGGCAGCATCCTTTTTCAAGAAGGAACTTCATCGCATCGTCAAGCATCGCGCCCGCGTCTTGGCCACCATTTATGTGTGCATAGACGTATTCGGGTTGAAACGCTACGGGTTCTTTGTGGTCAAAGGTACGCTTTACGTTACATGCAGTTGTTGCTGCGTAGGGGCAGCAACTAGACGCTCGGCCCTGTTGCAACCGAGGCGTGTACCATTCGAGAGCGTGCTTCCGGCCAGGCGTCTTGTAGATCGCTTGAAGCTGCGAAAGCTCCATTACCTCGGCTGCTGGATACTCCGCGAATGACAGGGGGATCCTGTCAGGAACTTTTAGCCCCAGGCCATAGGTCTCTCCACCGATTGTCAGCTTCATTTCTGGTTGGTCCATTACTTGAGCCTCTTTTCGATTTCGGAGACGCCACCCTTTGGGAGTGGCATAGCCCACACAACCTGTTTAGCTTTTGCGTTGAACAGGAACACGACTGGAGCTGGTTGTTTCGCAACTACCAATGCGGCTTTGCCTGTCGTGTCGTCGTCTTCAAGAAACTCGACATCTTTGACGATCGCTTTCGCAGACTGCCAAAAGGTGTCGTTCTGAATCGTTGCGGTGTAGCCAGCATCTTGGGCAATAGACTTCTTGTCGAAGACTGCGATCAATACGCAATCCTTTAGGTCTGCCGAGGGACCAGGATTCGGAGTCGGCGAAGGTGTGGTCTTGTCATCTGGATTCGTGTCTAGCTGAATCTCATGCTTATCGTTTGGATCAACAACTGGGCTGTCATCCAAGCTCGATTGCCAACGCCACACCCAAGCGACGAAGGCTATCACAAATAGCATTACGATCCAACCGCCAAGAGGTGGCTGTGATGTCTCTGTACGTGAACCTGGCTTAGGCATTTGTCACCTTCGCTTCCAGGTCTTCAGCCTTCTGAGTGAGATACGGTGTACCGTTCATCCGTTCGCACAAGATGATTGTCAATCGCCTGTCACCGCGATAGATCGCGTCTTCCAATAGTGCTTCGCACTTCGACCATGTGGCTTCGTCGGCGCTGAGATCGTTGACAGAATCAGGCTTCTGAATGTTTGAATCGATCAGAGATTGAATCCAGCCAGCGATCGCATGGAGAGCCCGAAACATCCAAAGCAAAAACGTTCCAGCGAAAGCGAGTAGCAGATTGCCAAGCCCTCCGAGGCCAGACGCAACGGACTCTGGGAGGGTGCTTGTCAGCTTCCCGTCTTCGACTTTCGCTGTCGACCAATCCAAGAAAATAGCCGATGCGTTGGCAATCCCGCCAAGACTCCCTGCAACCAGGAAGGCAAGAAAGAACACAACGGCTAAAACTAGGATTAGTATTTTCGACACGAGCTTTACTCTTTCGATCGTGATTCCAAGATCCAGCCTACGAATTACACGTAAGGCTGATGCAAAGCCTTGACGGTCGTGTTGGCTCCAGCAGCTCCACCGCTAACGATGAATCCGAACAAAGCATTGTTCGTGCTGGTCGTCGTCACCTTGTTCGCGGAGTCATCCCACCAAACCTTGGTGCCGTTTGCAGAGTTCTGCAGCGAAACAACGTCGTAGACGCCTCCGCCAGCTGCGACAGCTGCGGGGGTGGCTGATACAAGAGGGTCATGCGCAATTACGCAGCAAATCCCCGCGGTGTTCCCTAACAGAACAACGTCCCCCGCGGCTGCGTTTGCGGCTGGTGTGTAGTCGATCATCAAAGGATCGCCGTGTCGAAAAGTAGCTTGTGGCATTTCTATCAAACCTCCAAAAGTGAATCGTTATTTTTTGAACACACTGACACATCCTGATCCTTTTTGGGAAGCAAGCTTTCGGTCAGATAACTTTCGTCGAAGCTGTCTCCCCAAGGAACAGCGTTGGTGAATGCATGTTCGCCGCGATGAAGCAATGTCACCTTGCGAGTGCATCCGATTTTCAAACCAAGCTCGTGGCACAATCGAGAGAAGTACCAGTCCTCTGGTTCAACCTCTGCTCTGTACAAACCTGTCTTGGCGTCTTGGACAATCCGATCGTTGATCTCAAAGTGGACTTTCTTGACCCAATCCGAATCGAAGCGACAAATCCAAAGACCTGTGTTGAGTAACAATTGACCGTCAATGTCATCGCTCGTGAACGTTTCTGGAAGCTGGAAAACTTCCTTCATCGTCAGACGACATTTGACTCTCCAAGTATTGCCCTCCTCGCCAACAGCAATGGAAGTCAATCCATGCTGATCTTTGATCGGTGCAACCACTCCCAGGATGTCTAGGTCGTTTGCTTCTAGTTCGTCAATAATCTCGTTAAGCCAACCGGGATTGGGCTCGATATCCGCGTGCTGCATTGCAAAGTAATCAACATTGCCAAACCTGGTTTGTAGATTAAGTGCCGCGCACCACAGTTGATTGAACCCGTTCGCAAGTAGCGAGCTTTGCGAGTAACCGAAGTCAACAGCATGAACTTTCGAAGCGAGGAAAAAGCCTCGAGCTGCTGGCATGGTAACGTGACCATAACCAGGCATCCCAAGGAAAACTCGCTTCGATTTTGTTTCGTTCATGACTGTTGCTTTCTAGTGGACTCGGCTTACCAGAGTTACGCTGCACCCTTGCTCTTTACAGCAGCTCGGAACTCTTGCTTGCGAACTCCAAAGCTGTGGTACGAGCGCATTTGAACGCCAAGGTTCTGGAAGTCTGCCTCCGCCGTTTCGACGATAGGCTCTTCGCGACCGTCTAAGAAGCATGCTTCGATGGTTGGCAGGTCATTTGGATCAGCCAACAATCGCCAAGCCGTCGAAGAATTTCCAGAAATGCCGGCGTTGTTGAGGTACGACGAAACAACAGGCTCATAGCGTCCTGCGTGTGGGTTAGCAATCACCTCTTTCGAGGTCGATGCTGGTCGCAACTCTGTCGACACGTACAGTTGCCGAGCGACTGGACCTAGCCGTGTTGGCACAACGAGGAATCGAGGTGTAACGCCGATAGGATCGCCATTCGAATCGACTTGCTCGCCGAACATAGCTTCCGCCGTGCTAAGCGAGTCAACTCCGAGAACAGTACCAGCACCTTCAAAATAGTTCTTGTTTCCAGTTGTGAAGAACGTTGCATCGTCCGTGAATGCTGTCCAGAAGACCTTGTTCAACTGCAAACCAGCTTTCCGGCCCAAAGCCTGCGGGGCGCTTGTGAAAGCACCTAGATCGTCGTTTCGGAAGTCAACCATCGTGATCGACAACATAAGACCATAGATGTCAGCTTTGTTTCCATAGGACTCTTCGCCAAGGGAACCATGCTTGATATCTCCGTTCGCAGGAACCATTTCGTACTGTTGGCCGACCGTTAGGCGATACGAGGAGATCTCCTTGAAGTCATTCACTGCTCGAATCGCTGCAATTTTGCGCCACTCTTGCTCAATCGCGGTGAAGCCCTGCATGAGGAACTTATTCGCGGTGTTTGACAAGATTCCGGCAACGCTGATTGTCGAGAATGCAGAAGCCTGGATCGAACCAAACGCTGCACGCAAAACGTCCTTTTCGTTACCGTTAAAGCGAATCCCACTGTACCCGTTCGCCCACGCACAACTGAGCATTAGCTCAGTCAGAGAGATACCCCCACGGAACTGTGTGTGAGCGGCTTGCAACGTCTTGTCATCGAAAATCTTTTCAATTCCAGGGAGCTTGGCTGCTTGTGCAGCTGCTGCTTCAAGGACTTGCGGTGTGAGCGATGACGAGCCAACATGGATCGCAGGTGCGGTTGGCCGCGAAGCGCGTAACACTTCCAACTCCGCCTTGTCTGCGGACCACTTTTCGGCCAAGGCCTTCGCTTGCAACTCGGGTCTACCTGAAGTCAGCGAAGTGACTCGCGCGACTCGGTCGGCTTCAGCTTGGATCTGAGTCACAGCCCCAGCTACAGCAGCATTGACAGCTGCCTGGATATCCAAGGGTTGTTGCGTTGGGAGTGCAGGAGGCTTGCTACCTTCGTCCGCAGCTGCGATACGTGCCGATGTGGTTCTGTCCGCCCCGAGGTCGACGAAAGATACTTCGTCGAATGAGGATTCAATAACCAAGTACAAAGGTCCGTCGTGCTGCTGCCCGTTGGCTTCGACTTGTTCGTCTTGAGAGACGAACTTGTACTTCATCGGAGTAGCTCCGATAGAGGCTTGCCATGGGAAGCCCTTCTTACTGGAAGCAACCACTTCACGAGCGGCCTCTGTCTCTCGGGATACAACCCCGGAAATGATCAATTTGCCATCGGTGATAGTGACCTGCTCTGTGTGGCCTACGCCCATCAAGGGATCGTGCTGGCAGCGAACCGTGTTGGTTTGGCTGCCGACCTGCATTCCAGTAAGATCTACAACGACTGGGTATCCCCAGCCGACATTCATCTTCCCGCCGTTGTATGCAACAATCTCGAAGCGAGGTAAGGCTTCAGGATCCTTTTCTGTGTCCGCTGCACGTATGGTGACGGGGGCTAGTGAAGCACACTGAAACGCTTGGCCGATCGCATCGTCCATGCTGCCGACACTAGGAGCTGCCAATGCAGTTGCTGCGCTGGCTTGAATTAAACAGCCGAGATGTCGTCGCGTCTTGGCGCGTTGAATAGATCGGCTACGAGACGTCAACGAGTTCATCGTCTGGTTCCTCTTCGGGGATAACAGAATTTGCAGTACTCTGGCTTGTGGTAATTCCAATTCCGAGCTCCTGCATCAAAGCAATCTCTTTGGCCCGTTGCCTCAGAGAAGATTCCCAATCAAGACCTTGCCGTGAGTATTCATAGGCAAGGGTAGTTGTGTTGTTGGCTAAGCGGATCGATTGAGCGTTGGCCTCTTTCTGAGGATCTACGTGCTCATTGCCGTCCCAAAACCATGTGTGAGCGTGTGTATCGATAGGGGTGATGCCTCTAGGAAGATACCCAGGGATCAAGAGAGCTTCGTCCAGCCACGCTGCCAAGATTCGATCTAGCACAACTCTTGCACAATGCGATTGATCGATTCGAACAGCCTTGAAGAACATTTGGAAATCAAGACGACCGCTAGCGTAGTTGTACCCTGCACTATTGCCGGCAGCGACATTGAAAGGAACTTCTAAACAACGGGCGATTTCGCCAATGATCTGATTCTTAAATTCGGAATATGTGCCCGTTGGTTGCTCGGCTTTGAGTTGCGCAATGTCCATACCACCGGGTGCGGTCATCAACGCATTGCGTTCAAACTCAATTCGCTGCCAAGCCTCCGCCGCGGGGTCGCTCGGATCGTAGCTGGCTGAGCTTTTCGCAATGGCATTCACCGAAGCTGCCCACTCCGCCGACCCGAGTACTGCGAGAGTGTATCGTCGCAGTTGAGCGAACAAAGGTAGTGCAGATGTGATCTCCGGAATACCGCGGCATTGGCCTGGCCTATCGGCCTTGAACCAGTGCAAGACGTACTCTGGAGCAACCCGATTCGGTGTGAGCGAAGTTCGGAATACATCGCCTGGGTGTTGTGGCAGAAGCCAGTATCGAGTCGGGTTTCCTGCATCATCGAAATCGATACCGTCGACTTTGTTTGTGTCGAACGGGTTTAGCAGTCCAGTTGAAACTTGGTCTGCTTCGATGAGTCGTAGATCGAGCTTTACTGGGTCTTTAACCTTGGTATTGGCAACAAGTAGCCCGAACGCTTCACCATCTCCAGCGCGAGCCATTCGCATCGTTCGAAGCTTTTGTGCTAAGTCAACCGAATCAGCCCACGCGGCAAACAACTGCTCGATCTTGCGGTTGGCATCGTCTTTCCCCACGAGCAACATCTGCAACCGCGGACCGGTCCCTATACAGAAGTTGGCGAGTGTGTTGACTATCCCGCGTGCGTAAGTGTTGTTGGCAATCTCGTACCGAGACCGATTCCGCAACACTTGCCGAACGTAAACACTATTCGCGGCATTGGCGGATAGGTTGTCTGACATCGCCCAATGCTTTTGATTCTCGTCAGTAGTGCGTGCAGCATCGTACTTGGCGAGAATTCGACGAATCGCTCGTCTGTTGGTGTAGGTCTTGAACCTACGAGTGATGTTTTGCAGGATACCCATCAGGAACTTGCTCCCGGTGGTACGAACTTGCTAAATAGGATCCCTCGATTGCTTTTCAAAAGGGACTTTTGAGATTTGAGATATTTGTCGGCCTCGATCTGGTCGCGCAAGTTGTGCTGCGAAACGGATCCACTATCGTTGGAAGCGGATGCAGGCTTCGTAGCATTTTCAGCGATTTTGTCCGAGAGGTCGGTGTTGCTCATGCTTTGGAGTATTCGACCCAAAACGCTTTATGCAACGCTTGCGAAGACCCTCTGCCGAACTTTGCCGAATTCTGCCGAAAGTTGCCGAATTCTGCCGAACTTATCTGGGCTGCTGAGTCTTCAACCAACGTTCGATCTGTTCTCGTGACCATGTTGGCCGAGAGAACTCGCGTAGAGGTTTTGGGAAGGTCTTTAACTTGCGCATTTCGTAAAGAGTTCGCACTGATACGCCCAAAGCCAAAGCAAGATCCTTGATCGATAACAATCCGATTTCCAACTTAACCATTACGCTTCCTCCTTGCTTCCGCTTGTTCCTCTGCCAAGTTCCGCTTCTTGGTTGGTTGGATCCCCACCTTGCCAGCGTCAAGAACTTGGCAACCTACCGTTGATGCAGCCACTGCCGAGCCGACAAAGCAATCGAACCAGTGATTCTCCGTTCGGCCTGGCTTGAGTTTCCAAATGTCCGCAGCTCGGCTCGGACCGATCTTGCGAGTGAACGCTTCCGCTGTGCAATGGTCGGCAAACATTCGATGTTCATCTGGCCTGGCCCCAAACAGAGTGAACGAGGACTTTGATCCTAGTGGAAGTTTCAGCCGACTCGCTACGAATGACTTCCAATAGTTTGTGTCGTACGTAACGTGTCTGGTGAATCGCTTCTGGTTGATAAGAGGGAACTTCCAATTGTGCCCGATCGTTTCGCCCGGCTTGCGAGGTAGATCATTAAAGGCTGTTCCAGTCTCCCCGACGAAGCGACCGTGCGAAGGCATCCAAACGCTACTCCCTTTGGCGCGGCAGAATCTGTAGATCACATCTGTAGAGTCACCGTCAGACGCATCGACGAACACTCGATCGATACGCAGCTCGTTGCCGTCTCGCATGAGTGGTTGGCTGAGCTGAGTCTGTAACTCTTCAAGTCCTTTGTACCAGGCTTCCTCTCGTGTCTCGACTTTGAGTTTCCGTTGTAGCGATAGCTTGGCTCCCTGTGCATTGCTGAAAAACGTGGCTGGCTGTTCAGGATAAACTCCGTAGTCAATCACCGATCCTGCAAACGAAGTGCTGTTCCAAGCTGACACCAGCCAAAACAATACGTCATCTTGAACGTCAACAAATGCCGTGAGTTTGTCCAACTCTGAAGGTATCACACCACGAGGAACGCCGGAACATCGCGATAGGATGAGATCTGACGTAAGCTGATTCTCTTGCGACTTGTCCCGCCTCGGCCTGCTCTGGTACTCGCTCCAGAAAGTCGCTTCACCACGAGTGAATAGAAGATTCATTGCATGCTGGATCGCTG